GTTGATCGTATTACAAGGCGCTAATCAAACCTCTAATGTTGGAGACATCGATATTGTCCGTGCATTTGATAAGTACATTGACGAAGGACATACAACACTTGAACTGTTTACAACAATCCAGGAGCTACTTGAAGACTCAGGTTTTTTCGGAAAGGAAAAGACGGAGGAGACAAGTGGGGTATCTCTGGACAACGATCCAATTCAGGAAGACAGCCTTCTGTAAAAACATATACCAACATGTCTGATATGCTTGAGGACTTGTATCCTCAGGCAGTTCAAATTGGCATATCATCTACTGATTTTTGGTCAATGACTTTTGATGAAATTATGGTTCAGGTGGAAGCAAATAAAAAGCGCCACGAAAATGAGTTAAGAGAGAAAGCAATGTTTGACTACTCTCAACAACGTATGGCCATATTTGCATTCAATGATCCCAAAAACTTTCCTAAGTTTGAGGAAGCCTATCCTTTTCTAGCTGCGATTGAGAAAGAAGTTCAACAAGGTCTGTCAGAAGAGGAACAGCACAGACAGGATATGCAGCGTGACCAAGAAATCATGATGAAAAATATTCAGGCGATTCAGGCCACGAAAGAAAGAAATAAAAATAATAAACAATAGAAAGGAGAATATATGGAATTAGAAACTCTTGAGGTCTTACTTGAGGTCAATACAGCACGTATTCAAGAATCAATTGATAGAGTGATGCCTAATCTTGAAGGTATGATGTCCAAAATTGAGAGATTAACAGGAAACTCAATGAACCGGACTGAAAAAAACTTTGATGTTGAAAAAGGGACCACTAAATTTACACAACAAGTGGAGAAAATGACCGAAACCTTTGAAAAAATGATGTCTAAAATGGAACAAACCACAAAGAAATCATCTGAAAATATCGGTAATAACCTCTCCACTGGTGTCAAAAAAGCACGTCCTAAGGTATCAAAAGAAGTTGATGCAATGGTTAATGAAATTAACGCCAAAATGGGTCAAGCTAAGGCTGCACAAGAAAAAGTGGCATATCTTAAGTCTCAACGTCAAAGCGCATCTTCCAAAGGTGATAAGGGCAGTACCGTTAAATATGATGACCAGATAGCACGTGCTCAAGCATCTATGGTTAAGTATCAAGACCAAGCTAAGTCATTAGCGCAATCACTTAAGCATGAGTTTGATGCAGTACCATCTTCGCTTAAGAACATCGCTAGAGTCATGGACTCAAACGAAGCCAAGTACAATACGATGCGCAAGCGTGTGAAGGATATGGAAGCACAGTATCAAACACAGATGCGCCCTGTTGGTAGTTTTGCAAAAGGGTTCAAAAGTGTTGATACACCTGAGTCAAACAAAACTGCTCAAAAAATTCAGATTCAATCTGATAAGATGCAACAACTTGCTAGTGCTAATGATAGGCTTCAAAAAGAATACGCACAAACACAGGCACGTGCTGAGGCTCTCAGTAAGGTGCTAGGACGTGTTAACGCAGTAATTGGTCAATCGTCAATGGCGACTGGTTCCGCTGGTGCAGGTGCTAAATCAGCTCTAGGACAGTCAGATAGAGCTACACCTAAACGTGGTGGTCTATTTAACCGTATGAGCAACTCTATTGCACATGGTGCAAAGGGTGTTGGTAATGGATTTAAGAATTCACTTGGTATTGTTAGTAAGTTTGGTGGCCTATTCACTAGAGAGTCAGATAAGGTTACAAGAGGTAATAGGAATATGGCTATGGGTGGGAATGCGTTTGCCCAATCCATGAAATATTTATTACCATCTTTAATTGTCTATCAATTACTCGGAAAAGTTATTACAGGGCTTGCTAAAGGTTTGTTTGGCGCACTGAATGCGAATGATCAGTTTAATAGTTCGCTTAATCAAGTGAAAGTTAATCTGTTAACTGCATTCTACCCAATCTATACTGCGATATTGCCGGCTATAAATGCGCTGATGTCTGCTTTAGCAATGCTAACAGGTCAGTTTGCATCACTGATTGCCGGTATATTTGGTACAACCTATCAAGCTGCAAAACAAGGTGCTAGTGGTTTGTATGAAAATGTGCAAGCTATGAATGATACAGGTTCAGCAGCAGGTGATGCTAAGAAGAAAGTTGATAAACTTCAGCGATCTCTCATGGGATTTGATGAGATAAATAAAATCGGATTACAAGATGATACGGATAGTAGTTCTGGCGGTTCTGGGAAAGCTCCAAGCGTAGATTTTGGAAAAGCAACGGGGAACTATGATACTCCAGCCTGGATGAAGAATATCCAAAATGTCATGAAAGACTTCTTTAAGCCCTTCCAAGATGCTTGGAAAAACCAAGGCCAAAATGTTATGGGTTCGTGGAAGTATGCACTCGGTGAAGTTATCGGTCTAGTTTCAGCAATTGGCAAGTCGTTCATGCAAGTGTGGACTAATGGCACTGGTCAGAAGTTTATTGAAAATTTACTGATTTTACTTGCGGATGTTCTTAATATCATTGGAGATATAGCCAAGGCTTTCAAAAATGCTTGGAACGATGATGGTCGAGGGACAGCGTTCATTCAGTCTATCTTTGACATGTTGAACAGAACACTTGAGTTGTTGCACTCTATTGCTGGTGCTTTCCGCGAAGCGTGGAATGATGGAGCTGGTCAAGCGATTGCAGCTAACCTGTTAGAAATATTTACTAATATTTTCAATACAGTTGGTAATCTGGCTAGTCAATTCCAAAAAGCTTGGGATACTGGTGGCACAGGTCAGGAAATATTCTCTATTATCTTAGGGATAATCAACGACATCCTTGATCATCTCAATGGGGTCACTAAGGCAACTGCAGACTGGGCTAAGACACTTGATTTTACACCATTGTTAAACAGTATAAAAGAACTACTTAAGAGTTTGCAGCCTTTTATGGACAACATTGGTGCAGGTTTAGAATGGTTTTATAAGAACGTTCTACTACCATACGCTGGTTTTGTGATACAAGATTACATACCTGCATTCATAGACATGTTATCAGGTGCCATCGATGTATTGAATTCAATCATAGATGCACTTAAACCTTTAGGTCAGTGGTTATGGGACAATTTCCTACAACCTTTAGCTAGCTGGACTGGTGGAATAATCATCGATGTGCTTAGAGGCATAGCCGACGCTTTGAAAGGCGTTAGCGATTGGATTAACGAACATCAAACAACTGTTCAAGTTCTAGCAACTATTCTAGGATCATTTGCGGCAGCTTGGGGTCTTGTCAATCTAGCAATAGAGGCATGGAATATTGTAGCAGGTGTCGCAGCTGGAGTCACAACCGCTTTGGGCGCTGCTGTTGCTTTTCTTACCAGTCCAATCGGATTGGTTATTCTTGCTATTGGTGCAATCATTGCGATAGGTGTACTTGTAGTTAAAAACTGGGATTCAATAAAAGAAGCTGCAGGAAAGTTGGGTTCTTGGATTGGTGATAAATGGGATGGGATTAAAAATGCAACTGGTGAGGCTTGGGGCAATGTAAAAGATTCTGTTTCAAACGCTGCAAGTACTGCTAAAGACAATGCTGTCAGTGCCTGGTCTACCATGAAAGATAAAATGGGTGGATTTGCCGATAATATCAAGACAACTGCAAAAGGTGCATTTGACAAGGTATCAGATTGGGCTTCCGACATGGGCAATAGAATCGGTAAAGGTTTTTCTGATGGCTGGAAAGCCGTAAAAAAAGGCGCTAGTGATATAGCAAAAGGTATAGTGAATACGCCTATTAACGCGCTAAACAGTGTATTAGGAGGAGTCCGTTGGGTACTTGGTAAGGTTGGAGCAAGTAATCTTGCTAGTAGCATCAGTAATTTTGCATTGCCAGCTTATGCTAACGGTACCAATGGTCACCCTGGTGGATTTGCTTTAGTCAATGATGGACCAGGAAGAAATTACCAAGAGATATACCGCACACCAGATGGCAAGTACGGTATGTTTCCTAAACAACGTAACATTCTGGCAAATATGCCAAGAGGCACACAGGTACTTGATGGTGCTAGAAGCGCAAGTCTGTTAGGAGCACCTGCGTACGCTGGTGGTATATTTGGAAGTGACTTCATGAAAGACTTCAAAATGCCAAGTATGAATTTTGACTTTAGTGGATTAAGTAATATTTGGGGTGGCGTGAAAGAGACGGCGGGCAATGTTTGGAATACAGTTTCCGATGTGGCCTCTGATGTGATTGATTCACTGTCTAATCCGGGAGCATTGTTCACATCCGTTATCAGTAAATTTGTTAATTATGGTGGAGCTCTTGAACCAGCTTTATCCATGGCCACAGGTGGCGTCAACACAGTGAAAGATGGCGTTGTTGGATATTTCAAGAAGCTTTGGGATGACTTCGGCGGCTCTGCAGCTCCTTCAGGTTCTGGTGTTGAAAGATGGCGTTCAACCGTAATCAAGGCATTGTCTATGAATGGCTTGCCAACAACAAGCAATTACGTTAATGCTTGGTTGAGTCAAATTCAAAGTGAATCAGGAGGCAATGAAAAAGCAGTACAAGGCGGGTATGTTGATGTCAATACACTTAGTGGCGATTTGGCCAAAGGTCTTGTTCAAACTATCTCAGCGACGTTCAATGCTAATAAATTCCCTGGTCACGGTAACATCTTCAAT